GAGGAGATGTTTGTATGAGTGGAGAGATATTTACTACATTAGAAAAATGTATGAATCCCCAACTAAGAGACTAAATTGTGGAATAATATGGTATCTGTTTATCAAAATATAATCCTCTATCTACAACTTCTACACCATTTTCAATTAATACATTATCGGGTTGTTTCATATTTATTCCGCTATGATAGGCAGGTCTACGTTTTGAATTATTAATTATAATACTTGTAGAATTACATTGATTGCTAGAAATTAATCGTAATAATCTAGCATTACTAACTCCTCTATATTTTCCACCATTTTTAACAACATCCGAAAATTTTTGTCTATTATTTATTTTATATTCATTATTTCGATGTTGTAATGTTTCAGCTTTTCTTCTCATTTTATAATCATCGTATGTTAATTTTACATAAGCAGATGTTTCTTCACCGTCTTCATCTATAGAAATTACTTGTATTGTGTTATTAAAATTTTCGCTTCTAAACGTGCTTGTATTACTATGTTGTTCTCTACCATTTCTCCATTCCTGTGTTGTTGTATCATCAACAGCTATATCGTCTTGTTTCATTGTTCTAAGACCTATTAAATTATCTAAATTAGTCAATTCGTCTCCAGTACAGTTTGTATCATTTATTGTTGTCATTTATATAAATACACAATTAAATAATTTCTATTTTTTTCGGAATAATTGTTTCTCCCATACATAATCCTGTCTTAAAATTAAAACTACAATCATGAGTTTCAGGATCTTTGTGTTTCATACAAAAATGTTGTTCACATTTACATGGTATAACAATTAAAAATTTTTTTTTACACATAAAACATCGTTGTTTTTTAGATTTTGTAGTTTCAGTTGATTCCATCTTTTTATAATATTATTATGTTTTTGAAAGAATCAATTTTATTTGATTTATATCTTTAATTATGAAAAGGGATAATTCCATTATAATAACATTCACCGTTTTTTTCCCAACATACTTTAATTGGTATTATTTCAACTCCTTTATAATATGCTTCATTTAAAGCATTTTTATAAATAGGATCAATATTAGATGCCTGAAAATATTCTACATCTGGTCTTTGAATAACAAATATAATAATGGTTCTTGTTTCTGGATTAAGTTCTTTTAATTCCTGTAATTCTTGAATGTGTTTTAGAGCTCTTGGACTAACAGTATCTGATTTTTTTTTACGATATCCATCAGGAAAATAAGCAACTTTAGAGTATAAATCTCGATGTGAAAAATCCATTTTTTTTCGAATCTTATCTTCTATATCTTCATAATCGGCACAAGGAACATTTTTTACTTCAATAATTGTTTTACGGTTGTCTTTATCATCACAAATAAAATCAAAGCGTGAATTAAGAAAACATTTTTCTCTTTCAAGATTCTTTAGATTCGAAAGACTAGTTATAAGTCCATTTTGTAAACATATATTAACAATATGTTCAGCACTTTTGGGGTGTATTCCAATTAAGTATTCGAATTCTCTCTCTTTTCTACATGCTAAATGAATAATATAAAAACATTTCTTGGGATTTTTATTCTCAACTAGATATACATATTGTTCTTTATTCGAATATCCACAGCATCCCAATGAAGGTGCGTGACAAATATATTCTTTATCATTTATTATAACATCTGCCACATATGGTGAACGACAGTGTTTACTAGGTCTTTCTAGAATATATCCTTTATAAATATTTTCTAATTTATAAAGGAATACTTTATTGATATGTTTATTAAGTAATTCCATTTTAAATACAACTTCAATATATTTTTAAAATCAATTTTCATTACAAACTAACTAAAATACTTGTAATGTCCTCATATTTTTTTAATATATTTTTTTTACAGTAAAAAATTAATATAATAACTTGATTTAATAATACTGATATATTACATATTAAAACAGGATATAATTTTAATTTAATAGCATATATTATCATCATAATAGATGCTATTTTAATAGATAATATCATAAATATAGAAATATTTTCAAAATTTTTATTATTTATTAATTTGTAAGTTTGAGGAAAAAAAGAAATACCAATAAAGAAACATCCTATGTATCCAAAATATTCTGGATTCATTGATAATTATTCGTCTTTATCTTTATTCTTTTTTAATAAATCATTAACACCATGGTCTGAGTTTTTCTCCATGACAATGTTATCACCTTCAAATAATTCCTTTTCAATATCTTCAAGTGAAGCATTTACACCTAGTGTTTTTTCTTGAGTATTCATATTTGAAATAGAAATAAGTTCTCCACTTGCTGTAATTGTTTGAGTTAGTTTATTACCGTGTTTTTCTGCCTTTTCCATATTTTCCTTGATAGCATTTAATTTAGATTCTTTTACACGAGTATCAAATGCCAACTTAGCCTTTTCCTCGTTTTTATTCTTCTCGTTCATTAGACTGTTCAATTCACTCTCCAAATATTGAACATTTCCAGTTTTATATGCCTCAGGATGAAATGGAACCCATAGTCCAACTGGTCCAACATATACATCGTGGTTTGGGTCTACTTCTCTTAGCATCTTACATCTTAGTTCTGCTTCTTCTTGTGAAGGAAAAACGCCTCGAACTTTAATACCACGCACACTTGTTTGAAATTCGTGAAGTTTAGAAAATTCTTTTTCCAATTTTTCTTCTGAGTTTTCAACAAAATTTTTATAATCATCTTCTACCGATGTTTTAAGTGATTCTTTTTCACTTTCAACATATTCTTTAAAGTCTTCGTGTAATTTTTCACTATCAACATTATATTTATATGAAACAAAGTTTAAAAATTGTATATATTTTTCAATCGATTTGTTAAAATCATACGTTTTTATGAATTGTTCGAAAAAAAATACATCCTTTTGTTTTATAATTTTTTCTGGAGATATAAATGATAAACAGGCGTATTTCTGTTCGGCGATGGGTTTATCTTCGTCTAATAAATCAACAATCTTAGACATTAGTACTATAAAAATAACAATTCTTTTATGTTATTTAAATATTAATAAATAAATTTTTTTTTTCTTTATTATAATTATAAAAGAATGATGAACTATCAAGAAGTATTAAAGAGAGTTATCAAATATTTAGTAGAAGGTTTAATGGTTGCGATTGCGGCATACGCCATTCCTAAGGTATCCCTAGATTTACATGAAATTGGTATTCTAGCATTGGTTGCGGCTGCGACATTTAGTGTTCTTGATACATATGTACCTACCATTGGCGAAACCGCTCGCACAGGCGCGGGTTTCGGTATTGGTGCTAATCTTGTTCGTTTCCCTGGTGGATTCTAAGAAATTTGTTTAAAATCATATAGATAATCTATATGAATTTAAATAGTAGGAATAAACGTCCACTTTAATTCATGGCATATTTTTTTCCATATTTCATCTTGTTCTGCTTTTTTTTGATCTTTTAACATTGGAAAATATTCTAAATAAGATTCTTCATTTAATAATTCACATAATTTATAAAGAGTATAGTAATAATTTAAAAAATTAACCCTATCATTAGGACAATATTTAGCATATGGTATTTGAATATCCATAAATAAATTACATAATGTTTCTTCTAAATGTGGACTCATGACAGGTGGTTTTATTCCTATTTTATCTTTTATAAATGGTATATGTTCATAATATTTATTATATCCTAATTTCTTCAATATTTCCTTTGTTTTTTTATTTGTCATATCACGTAATTCAATTCTTTCTTTTTTTATCTGTTTTTTTATTTTATCAATAATTTCATTAGGTATATCAGTTGATTCTTTTGCTTGAAATTGAGACAATATTTCCCTAAAATGATTTATTCTTTTATAAGCATAAAATGAAATTTCTTTAGGAGGTTCTTTGTAAGATGGTTTATCATTTTCGACTAAATATTTAAAGTTAACAAAACATCTATTACACACCAGTAATCCGTCTTTATTTACTTTAATTAACTCACCTACTTTACATTTTTCACACACATTTTTATCATAATAATATTGTTTTAAATTTAAACTTTCGAAATTATTATTTTTTAAATAAGTATCAACGCATTTATTTATATTATTGTTTTTTTCTTGAACGTCGTCGTTTTTGACATTAAAAAAATCATTCATTATTTTCTTAGGATTATCATCATATTGTATATTTTGTTTTGTTTCAAAATATTCAAATAATGATTCTGAATTATTCAGATAATATTCTTTTTTTTTATTTTTTATATTGACTATTTTTTTTTTTAATTTTTCTATTTTAATCTCATAATTTTTTTTTTCTATTAAATCATCTGTATTTTCTATAATATTTCTATACTCTTCTATTTTTTTTTCAAATTTAGGAATATATATAGATTCATTCTTATTTAATTCTTCTATTTTTTTGTTATGTAATGTATCAATTGTATCTTCATTTTTAAAATACATATTTATGTTTATAATGACAACCCCTTTTCTTTTTATATTTATATGGATGAAAAAGAATTAAATAATAATACAAAATATTTAGAATTAACGCAAAAAGAAATTACTAAAATGAAATTTATTTGTAACGCAATTGATGATGGGTGGAAAGTTAAAAAAATAGAGAACAAATATATTTTTTCAAAGCATAATAGTAACAATATAGAAATAAATAATGATAATTATTTAGAAGTTTTTTTAAAAAAACATTTTAATTAATATATTTAGTATTTTTTTTTCTTTTACTATATTATAAAATGGGAGGCGGACTTATGCAACTCGTAGCTTACGGCGCTCAAGATGTTTACCTTACGGGTAATCCTCAAATCACTTTCTGGAAGGTAACTTACCGCAGACACACTAACTTCGCGATGGAATCCATCGAACAAACTTTCAATGGTCAATCTGACTTCGGCCGTCGTGTAACATGCACAGTCTCCCGCAACGGTGACCTTGCTTACCGCACATACCTTCAAGTAACTCTTCCTGAAATCAACCAAGAACTCGACTCGAGCAACGACATCTACGCTCGCTGGCTTGATTTCCCTGGTCACCAACTCATCGAAAACGTAGAAGTAGAAATCGGTGGCCAAAAGATCGAAAAGCAATACGGTGACTGGATGCAAATCTGGAATCAACTCACCCTCGACAAGAATCAAGAACGTGGTTACAACAAGATGGTTGGTAACACAACTCAACTAACATTCGTAACTGATCCTTCGTTCGCTGATGTTGATGGTCCTTGTGACTCGGATGCTCCTCGTCAAGTTTGCGCTCCTCGCAATGCTCTTCCTGAAACAACTCTCTACATTCCTCTTCAATTCTGGTTCTGCTCCAACCCCGGTCTTGCTCTTCCTTTGATCGCCCTTCAATACCACGAAGTTAAGATTAACCTCGACCTCCGTGCTATTGACGAGTGCCTCTGGGCTGTATCCAGCCTCGAAGGAACCAGTTCGGCTGACCTCAAGGTTTCGGCTGCCTACGCTCAATCGCTTGTTTCGGCTTCGCTCTACGTAGATTACATCTACCTCGACACCGACGAGCGCCGTCGTATGGCCCAAAACCCCCACGAATACCTCATCGAACAACTCCAACACACTGGTGCTGAATCCGTCGGTTCTTCGTCCAACAAGATCCGCCTTAACTTCAACCACCCTTGTAAGGAACTCGTATGGGTTGTTCAACCTGATGCTAACGTTGACTACTGCGCTTCGACCCAAGGTGATACAACACTATACAAGGCTCTTGGTGCTCAACCTTTCAATTACACTGATGCGGTTGATGCTCTACCTAACTCGGTCAAGGCGTTCGGCGGCCCTGATGCGGTCAGCGGCACATCTGCCTTCATCAACGCCAGTGGTCTATTCACTGATGCCGGCGCTGTTGATGTAACAACTGCTGGTGACCACGGCGGCGAATGGGCTGGTAATGACGGAACCCCATCGGGTGTTTCGGATGCTGGCACCTTCGTTCTTGCGGAAACCTCGCTCGACATGCACTGCTGGGGTGAAAATCCTGTTGTAACCGCTAAGCTCCAACTTAACGGCCAAGACCGATTCTCGGAACGTGAAGGAACATACTTCGACCAAGTTCAACCTTTCCAACACCACACCCGTGCTCCTGATGCTGGTATCAACGTATACTCGTTCGCTCTTCGCCCAGAAGAACACCAACCATCGGGCACATGCAATATGTCGCGCATCGATAACGCGACCCTTCAACTTGTTCTCTCGAACGCTACTGTAGAAGGCACCAACACCGCTAAGGTCCGCGTATACGCTCGCAACTACAACGTCCTCCGTATCATGAGTGGTATGGGTGGTCTTGCTTACAGTAACTAAATAGGAGATGTGTTTAGTTAAAAAAAAATAAAAATCATATATTTCATTAAATAATAAATTATAGATTAATTTATTATTAAATATTACTCATTAAAAATCGATGTGACTCGTCTATATTTTTTAAAAATTTAAGAGGTTTTTTCGTTTTATAAAATTGTTCAATAATCGAGAATATAGCATTCATTAAAGATTTATTATCTACAATAATAGATGACGCAATTAATTTTTTTTCTAGGATGTCTCCTTTTTTTTCCAATATTTCGACGATTTCTTTTATTTTTTCAATAGATAACATTTTTAATTTTTTTAAATCAAATATAAATCCAAACTTTTTATCTTTATTGCTTATACTATCAATATTATTATTGAGCTCTTGTTTGAACAACATCCATGACATTGGAGAAGGTGTATTATTATTATTAATGGTCATACATATAAAATTATATAACAAATTTGATTCTATTTTAAAATTGGCATATTGTTCAATATTTTCCATTATACTATTATAATATCACAATTATTTAATTAATTATATAAATAATTTATTAATATTATCTATTTCTATTGTGTTTTTAGGTGAAAATAATTCACGTATATGTTCTGCGTTTCTAAACCTAAACGTAAATCTTTTATTCTTTTCTTTTCTACCAACCCTACCCATCCCTTGAATTGTTTTTTCTTGTGTAATATTTAAAATGTCCTTTCCGAAAAAAGCGTGACTAAATTGATAATTTGTTCCATATATATAATCACTATTAGCTATAATCAAATATAATTGTTTTTCGTCGGCCATCTTTTTTACAAGTTCTGTATATTCAATGTTATTTTTCAATTGAGAATTATTAAATATTCCAATCCCCATCAATAGAAGAATCTTATAAATATAAGATATCCCTTCTATTTTAAGAATTAGTTTAATGTATGTATTATCAAGACAACATGTAAAAACATCACTAGATTCATATTTACATTTTGAATTCCATATCTTAAAGTGTTCTAGTCTGTTTGGAATATAAGCATCTTGTAACTGAATAGACATGATAGAATTTTCTAATTTTTCAATTTCTTTTTTTAATAATTTTGTTTCGCTACTAAACCGATTATTCATCATTTTATTTTTACATTTATCTTCATCAATATTATCTTTTGCTAATTTATCATCTAATTGTTTCTTTTTTATATTTATATTTTCAAGGATTGATTCATTTATATCTATATTTCTTTTTACGTTTTCTAAAACCGATTTATCTATTTTACTATTTGCATACAAATATTTAGAAACATTTTCAACATCTTCTGTAAGATATATAGATGGTCCATTTGTCAGTGTATAACTGTCTTGTGTAGTTAATAACATAGAAACTGGATTTTCAATAATTGGATATTTTTTATAAAATGTATCTAATAAATTTACCCATTGCTCTTCATCCATATTTAATGATAAAATTAAATCATAGTATAATGTTTTAATTTTATTTCCTTCTATTTCTTCTATTGTATCAAAATTATTTATAAAATAATCTTTTGTTTTTAGAATTTCATTTGTAACGAACGAAATAAATTTTATACATTCATTTAAATCTATAAATTTTTTAAATTTTATACCATACTTATTTACGAAATGAATAATTTCACTATATGATTTAAAAATATTATGAGGCATAATTATATTATTATTCAAATCAAGTAGCGAAATATTTGTAATTTGATCATTTGTTTCGATATATGTAATATTGCTTTTATTAATAGGTAATCTAATATTTCCATTATACTTTGTATTCGTAATAATAATTTCGACTTCTCTTTTTAATTCATCGAATATAGTAGAAACATTTTCTTTCTCGTTTAATTCTAAATGTTTATATATTTTTGATATTTTTAGTTTGATTGTATCTCTTTCCGTTTTAGATGTAATAGATTTAAATGAATTATCTTCTATAAGAAGTTCTATACTACGAATATATCTAGATAAATATAATTCATCTTGTTTTTTAATAAATGAATTATCCATACCTTTTAAATCGTCCTTATGTGGTAAAGTTGCCGAAGATAAAATAACATTCATAAAAGTATTCTTGTTCCATATTAGTTTTATATAATCATGAAGAAAGTGATTATCATAGTCTAATGAAATAGTGGGTTCATCCCAAAATAATATAATATCATTTTCGTCGAAAAATGATTTCATGTATAATTGTGCTACATCAAATGATAATATATCACAAATAAGAATATCTACTTGAGAACCATTGCTATGAATTGGTTTTTTATATTCATGACCATTTCTATTTTTTATTTTTTCGTATTCAGATATTGCGTTGAAATGTAATCTAATATCATCACTTGTTGAACAGCCAAACGCAAATCCGATTTTAATACCAATATTAATAGCATATTTTGCTAAATTTAATCCAATATGTTTTGACGCACACATGAAAATAACTTTATATTTATGTGTTAGACCCAATGGCGTAAGTGTTTTTCCAGTTCCGGTTGACGCAACATAATATATCAAATTTGATTCTTTTTTATTATCTGATAATGTATCAAATAATATTTGTTGGTGTTCATATAAAGTTAAATTTCTATAATTTAATACTGAATTAGACGTTATAAAATAATTTACTGATTTGAATAAATCAGAAATATATAATTTATTGTATTTTTCTAAGATAAAAGTAATTACATTTTTTAAATAAATATTAATAACATTATTGAATTTTTTATACAGAAATTGTATATTAAATATTGATAACACGCATTTTTTTTCATTTTGAGATAGTTCAACATCATAATTTGTTTCTGTAGTAGGAATGTAAAATGAGTATATAAAATGTTTTAATTCCTTTAAAATAATAAATTCAATTGTTTTATCTTCATCAATGTTTTGATTATCGAGTTTAATAAGATTTACTTTATTTAATTTTTTCTTTGGTTCATTTGGTTTTATAACATCAAACAAAATCCCACACGATAATGATTTAGATTTTTTTTCAAGTTTTATCAATTTATCATGTATAAATTTAATATAAATATAGTAATCATTATCATGATGTGAAATTTTTACAACATCTTTTAATGTAGGATAAATTTGTATAGAACATGAAGTATCCAGAAATCCATCGTGTATCATTTTCGCAATTTTAACTTCTAATGGATTTATTCTCGATTCAATACTGACCCATTCTTGCTTTGTTAATCTTCCTTGTTGTAAGAAAGACATTTTTTATAACATAAAATATGAAAAAATGTCTTTCAATTTTTGATATTTATAGGTCTGTATTTATATATATCAATTACGTTATCTCCTGATATAGGAAAATTTTCATTTGAATATATTTCACGCAAACAAAGCCACTCGAATAATCCACCAATATATATATGTACATGTGTGAATCCTAATTTTTTTAATGTATTATATTTATTATATATGGTTATATCACTGTGATTTTTACCATATATAATTATTTTGAATGACCTATTATTTTTTAATAAATTATTTATTTTATCATTTTCTTCGGTTATACAACATGTTCCTGGTATTAAACAAGTCTGTTCCGTCTTCGATAATGTATTTATAATAATAACGTCCAATTTATTATTTTTGTTATCTTGTAATCCTGTGACTAATGTGCTAAATTGGTCTACATCAATCTTTGATATACCATAAATATTATTTCCCATATTGTAATAAATAAATATTTTTGTATTATTGTTTATCCTTAATTAAATTCAACAACAATTTCAACCTTTTCTTTTTTCAATGATTTTGTAGCAGATATAGATAGTTCTTCTCGTTTTTTTCTTGTTTTTGAAGAATCTTTCGACATATTTTTTTTTGTTTTTGAAATACTGTTATTCATATTCATATCTTTTTCTATTTCGTCATAATGTTTTTCAATATAGTCAATAATTTTATTTTCAAGAGCCCATTTAAAAAAATTAAGTTGTCCAATAGTTGTCTCAATGCTATATTCTTTATTTCCAAATGGAACACGTATTCTATCCCATCTACAAAATGGGTCAAACCTTTTTTTTGAATATGCTTTTAATTTAAGTTTATAATTGTCATAAACTTTAAATCTATTACTAACATTATTTTTTAAAACAGTGAAATTTTTTTTGGCATAATTTGTCGAAAACCAATCTACAATTCTAAGAGAAATTTTCGAATCACCATTTATTATACTAAGCATCTTATTTAAATTATCATCTTTATTATAAAATTCCATTAATTTATTCAATAATATATCGTTTTGACTGGTATATTCTGTCATTAAATATATTTCATGTATTATTTTTAATTACTTATTAAATACAATTAACTTATTATTTTTTATATCATCGTCTTCATGATTTGTATTCAATGTAGATATGTTATCTTTTTTTGAAATTACTTGATTTTTTGAATTTTTAAAATATTCATGATTTTCATTTCGTCTTTTTAAATTACACTCTATACATGATATACATGTATTATTATCATAATGTCCTAGATTATTATTAAATCGTTCTAAACTCCAGTGATATTTTGTATTTCTTTTTTCGCTTGCTAAACATAGTTCGGTATTACAATAATAACATTTTAACTCAGAATAATATAATTTATATATTAGTTCCTTATATGTAATGTGTTTCTCTTCATCGTATCTTTTTTTCTTTTTATCTTGACTTTTATAAGAATAAAATTTTTTTTTTATTTCTGTTTCAATATTTTTTTTTTCAATGAATGAAATATCTTGATATATATTTTGTATATAAACAAAATGCATCGATATATCATATACTGAATTATCATATATTTGTTTTTTTTTCATAGATGGAATATTATATTGTATTGATTTCATATTAAGTTAAACATATATTTATATATTATAGTAATGAATAATGAAAAATCAAAGGACACATGTAAAGAATTTAATAGTTTAAAATATAGAACTATGATTACAAATGGTGTAAATATAGATTCTGTTATTTCAAATGAAAAAACAGAAGAAGACGTATTTAGTTTTTTAGAAAATGAAATACAATCGAATAAAAAACAAATATGGATAAAGTTAACAAAAAGCGATAAATATAAAAAATTAAAGGATTATGTAAATAACATTTTAAAGGATAAATATCATCTAAATGATGAAGAAGTTCAAAATATTATTAAATATTTAAATGGATTACTTGATCGTAAGAAATTAAGTAAAACAAGTGAAATAAACTATAACACTGATTCTGGTATAATTGAAAACATACCTAATTTAATTTTTAATAAAAGCAATCGATTATTTTTAATAAAAAATAAAGAAAAAAAGACTATTAATAAAAAGGCTAGAAATACTAAGACAACGAGTAAGAACAAAAAAACACAAATTGATATAAGTGCAAATATAATTGAAAATTGATTTAATAAGAATAATTATATATTATATAAAATGAATGAAGATGATAAAAAAGATTTTGAAGATTCACTCACTCATATAATACTTGATTATGTAAAAGAAAATCCTTTATCTTTAAATAAATATGATTATATAGAAAATTTATTTAATTATTCTCTAGAAATTTTTCAATATATGTTTGAAGATGAATCGGAATTTTATACTTTATTTTATAATAAAATCGATTCATTGTTAGATGAAATAAATTTTACAAGAAGTTATAATGATACTTATTTACTATGTGAACATATAACGGATAATCTTAGAGAAAAAATAGAAGGGGTTTTTAAAATAGAACAACCTGAACAACGAACATTGGCTTGGTATTTGTTTCGTTATAATCATATTACAGCTAGTAACGCTTGTAAATGTATGGGAAGTGAAAGTCAACAAAATAGTATTATTTATGAAAAATGTAAACCATTTGATGAAGAAAAAAAAATGAAATCATCATTCGCAGATAATTCTTTAACATGGGGTCATAAGTATGAACCCGTGACAAATGAATTATATGAAGATATGTTTAAGACAAAAGTTTCTGATTGTGGATGTATACCACATAGTAAGTATAAGTTTTTGGCTGCCTCACCAGATGGATTGGTTACCGGTGATAATAACTATGGTCGATTGGTAGAATATAAAAATCCAATATCTAGAAAAATAAGTGGAATTCCAAAAGAAGAATATTATATACAAATGCAGTTACAAATGGAAGTATGCGACATAGATGAATGTGATTTTTTAGAAACAAAATTTGTAGAATATGAAAATTTTATTGATTTTTCAAATGATATTAGTAATAATGATACAATTTTAACTACTTCACGAGAATATAAAAGGAAGGGATGTATTCTATTATTTTCAAATAACGATGAACCACACTATGAATACATGCCTCTTCAATTGAAATTTGAAGATGAAATAAATAATTGGATAAATAATACAATTGAAAATAGTAAATACAATTGGATAAAAAATATTTATTGGAAATTAGACGAATATTCGTGTATATTGGTAAAAAGAAATAAATTATGGTTTAGTAATGCGATTATTTGTATCGAAAATATATGGAATATCATTGAAAAAGAGAGAGGAACATACGATTATTTAAAACGCGCTCCTAAAAAAAGAACGGGGAAAAAAAGCGAAGTAATAAAATTAAATAGTGGAATGATAGATGAATTATTAGTAGTATTATAATTAATATTAAATATGTTATAGAAGAAATATAAACAGATTTTGATTTTTATTTTTTATAATGGAAGAAACAAAAAACAATAAAATCGAAATGTTCGTAGTAAAGCGGGATAATACCAAAGAAATAATATCTTACGATAAAATCTTTAATCGAACAAAAACAATTGGAGATTTGTATAATTTAGTAAAAATTGACTATAATGAACTAGTATTAAAAATAATGAATCAGTTATATAATAATATACCAACATATGAGATAGATGAATTAGTTGCACAACAATGCGCATCTATGGGAGTTATACACTATGAATATTCTCGACTTGCTAGTCTAATTTCTATTTCAAATCATCAAAAAGAGGTAAAGTCTGATTTTAAAGAATTAATTGAAAAATTATACAATGAATATAATTACATAAGTGAAACATATTATACTAATGTTATTGAAAATCATGAATTTTATGAAAGCATCGTAGATTATTCACGGGATTATTTAATTGATTATTTCGGATTTAAAACTCTTGAACGAGCATACTTAATAAAGATGGATAATAAGATAGTCGAACGTATACAACATTTGTGGTTACGAGTTGCGATTCAAATTCATGGAACAAATCTTGAAAAAGTAAAGGAAACATATGACGGATTGAGTCAAAAACATTTTATTCATGCTACACCAACTCTATTTAATTCTGGATTAAATCGTCCTCAATTGAGTTCATGTTTTTTACTAGCAATGGAAGATGATAGTATCGAAGGAATATTTAATACATTAAAAGACTGCGCTAATATTTCTAAATGGGCGGGGGGAATTGGTTTAAACGTTCATAATATTCGTTCACAAGGCAGTCATATTCAAGGAACAAACGGCACTTCAAATGGTATTGTTCCAATGTTAAGAGTTTTTAATAATGCTGCACGTTATGTAGATCAAGGAGGAGGAAAGCGTAATGGAAGTTTTGCTATTTATTTGGAACCATGGCACGCAGACATAGATGGATTTCTAGATTTAAGAAAAAATCATGGAGATGAAGAAGCGCGTGCTCGAGATTTATTTTATGCTCTATGGATTCCTGATTTATTTATGAAAAAAGTAAAAAATGATGATTATTGGTATCTAATGTGTCCAAATAAATGTCCTAATTTACATTTATGTTATGGTGAAAAATTTGAAACTTTATATCAATCCTATGTAGATAATGGAAAATATGAGAAAAAAATAAAGGCTCGAGAACTTTGGTTTAAGATTCTTGATTGTCAAATGGAAACAGGGACTCCTTATATGTTATATAAAGACGCATGTAATGAAAAAAGTAATCAAAAAAATCTAGGAACAATACGTTCTTCTAATTTATGCTGTGAAATTGTAGAATATAGCGATCACAATGAATCTGCTGTATGTAACTTAGCAAGTATTTCATTGAGTTCAATGGTTGACGCTTCTGGAGAATTTGATTACGATAAATTGTATAAAACAACTCAAATATTAACAGAAAATTTAAACAATGTAATTGACTTAAACTATTATCCTACTTTTAAAACTGAAAATAGTAATCAAAAAAATAGACCAATTGGTATTGGTGTTCAAGGATTGGCTGATGTATTTGCGTTAATGAATATTCCTTTTCACAGCGACAAAGCAAGGGAAATAAATAAAAACATTTTTGAAACAATGTATTACGCATCACTACAGAAGAGTATGGTTCTTTCTAGTAATAAAATTAATGATTTGAATACAATAAATAAATATTTTAATCAAAACAATAATGATGATGTTAATCGATTTAAAATGGGTATATATGGTGATATATGGAAATATAATAAAGATATAAAATTTGAAAATAATAAAATTAATGATATTTATCATAAATTAAAATTATCTTATAACGATATTAATCTTCATAAAGATGAAACATTTAAAGGAGCTTATTCAACATTTAAGAATTCTCCACTACAAAAAGGATTGTTTCAGTTTGATTTATGGAATGTTAAACCAAGTAATCGATATAATTGGGAGGAACTTCGTGAATATATTAAGATAAATGGTGTTGTAAATTCTTTATTGATTGCTCCTATGCCAACTGCTTCTACATCTCAAATATTAGGTAATAATGAATGTTTTGAACCTTTTACAAGTAACATGTATACACGTAGAACACTAGCAGGAGAGTTTTTAGTAATAAACAAATATCTAATTAACGATTTAATTAAATTAAACATTTGGAATGTTCAAATGAAAGATTCTATTATTGAACATAAGGGTTCGATTCAAAATATACCAGATATACCAGAAGAAATCAAAAATAAATATAAAATTGTTTGGGAAATACCAATGAAACATATTATTAATATGGCAAAAGATAGAGGAGCTTTTATATGCCAAAGTCAATCAATGAATCTATGGGTTGAAGAACCAAATTATCAAATATTAACTAGTATGCATATGTATTCATGGTCTTCTGGATTAAAGACTGGATTATATTATTTGAGAAGAAAAGCAAAGCATCAAGCTCAACAGTTTACAATTATACCTGAGAATAAAGAAAATAACGAAGAATTATCAAGTAAATCTGACGAATGTTTAATGTGTGGTAGTTAAAAATATTTTTAACGATTCATGAAGCCCGCTCTTTTCTGTTTTTTGTTTTTTTACATGTTTTTTTAATTTAAATGTCATTCTATGAAATTCGCTATATCCATATTTTTCAATTCCCTCGATGTGTTTTTTAGTGCCATATCCTTT